CTAAATGTCCATCATTATCAATAGGCATTCTTTGAATTAATAACTTATATAATTCATTTTCATCGCGCTTTTCTTCTCTTCCGACCGCATCCTTTAATTTACTTAAATCTTCCATCGCTGAAATCATTAATGGAGTACTATCTTCAGAGAAACAGAAAACTACGCCGCCCGTACTTGCAGGAACTAGAATCCAAGGGTCATCTAATTTATGCGCCTTATAATCTTTCCAACCTTTTTGAATTGCGGCAGGATAGTTTAATACAGCTGCATCGCGCGTTTTCTCATCGTCATACTTCGTAACAAAATAAGTAATATTAAACTCTAATATTGGTAAATCATTAAAGTCTTTATATCTTGTACGGCAAAATTCAAGTGGTAAATCTTGAACTGTAATCTTATTACCTTGTTCTTGGATTACACCATAATAAATACCACTCTTTAACCATTCACAAGTAATACGAGATAAAAGAGTTTTTACATTTAAAGCCTCAACAAAGCTACAAGCATTATAAAATGCTTTAATAATTTGCGCTTTAGAGCCTTTTCCTCCAACTTCATAAATTGGAGTCACTAGTGTATCATATAAGAAAAGATTTGATAAAAATTCTATCGCATTACGGTAGCGCCCATTCGTTCTATAATAGTAACGGGACAGTTCACGGATAGCAGAAAGCTCGCCAGAACGAACAATCGCTTCAATTTCTTCTATAGTGAAATCTCTGTTAGCTACGCTATTCCGTCTCTGACTGCCCCAACGAGAGATGCGTTCACGAGAGTCAATAGGAATATAGTTTATACGAAACTATGGTTTCGCAAACATTGTAGTAAAATCCTAACTCATAAAATTCACCTCCTACTTTTAGGAGTGAAAAAGCCATACTAACCAATATTCTTTTTTTTCTTCCTAAAAATTTCTTTATCTTCGTAATACTTTACACGATATAAGGCATATTCTAGGGCACTAAATCTATCCTTTTCAATAGACTGTGAAATGCGCTCTACTTTATACTTATTTTCAATACCGGTCGGGCGCAAGCGCAAATTATTCATTTCATCCATTAAGCGCGATGTCATTTCGTATGGAAGTAAGAATACTCTACGATCATAAGCTGTCATTTTCTAACCTTTCTTGGTCTGCATTAATTTATCTTTTACAATACGTTCATGCGCCAAGAAAGATGTAGAACCATTATTTATGGATGTTAGGAAAGCTGAGTTGATTGCGTCTTCGTTGCTTGAACCCGCTTTAATATCATAAATAATTGCATTATAGTGCGCGTTAGGCTCATCCTATTCTTTCTTCATTTCCGGTGGTAAATGATTTTCATCATTGAAGGTAAAATAGGCTGGAAATTGTTCACCAGTTTTCTGGTCAAACGATGGAAGGACCATAGCATCCATTAAACCAATACCAGGTCCATTACCGTCTATAACAATTTCACGTGGATTGTATAACTGAATTAATTTTTTAAGTCGTGGTGCTTGCTCTGTAATATAGTTAGCACCATTTATTACTTCGGTGTATACTACGTTTTTCTTGAAACGCTACGTCCCGGGTAGTACCTTAACTACCATAATAGCTGTATTCGCACTATATCTACCAACGTCGCATCCAATTAGATACCAAGCATCTGGATTTTGTGGAGATGCTGTTGCTTTGCGTTCACATTTAAGTAAGCTGCGATGACGATTTAGACGGCGCGAATCAAGCCATGCATCGGCGCTATTACCTGTCCAAATTGATAAATTTTCACGAGCGAATGAGTCTTCACTAACTGTATTAGAATAACGTTGGTCTAACATAGTTTCCTTATCAATTAGACCATAATGAAGAGGAATTTCATAGGAAAGACCCCAACAAAAATAAGCATTCGGCCGCAATACCGCATTTACAGCAATTTCAATTAGACGCTGGTACATATATACTGTACGATCAGCTGCAGTTGTAATAAAGGTTTGTGGAGAAGAGGGTTCATCTGGATTTAATGTTCCATCTACTTCACGGCGCTTAACGTTTAATTGAGGCCATAGTACTTCGGTATAGGCTTCTTCACTAATAAGCGCACATTCTTCTAAGATACCCGCGGTTGCACGAAGTCCACGAGACGTATCCTTCGATACAACTGTAATTTGACTGCCATTCTTAAAATATAATTCGTAGTAGTTTGTACTAGATTTAACGCCAGTTTTACCATCATCCTATCTTGTTGCTAATTCTCTTTCAAGTAAAGGCCAATGTTGGAAGAATTGCGCGAACTTATCTTTCGCAATATTAATAACTGTACCTTTTACTTCAGATGCAATCATTATAGAGGATTTTGGGAGTAATACTGCACGCACTAAAGCGCACAAATACGCTGTGAATGATTTTGATGTGGCACGAGTAGCTGTCCAAAAGTGGTATCTATAGCGCATACTCGCGCGCAAAGCGACTCTCTGATATGGTAATAAATGAAAGTGTTTTGCATCTTCTTCTAATTGAATTGCATCCAAGAATAAATCTGGATACATAATCCATAGATTGAGATATTTCGTAAAAAGTTCTTGATTTGCATCAAGAAATTCGCGTGTAAGGGTTACTCCTTTTTCAATGGGTATCCCATCGCGCATCACAACCTCCCCAAACTCATTCATCGTCATCAACTCCTTGAGCTAGTTCAGCCGCTAATTCCTTATCTCCTTCATAGTCAATATTTGCCATTTCGTCAAAATCAACTTTCTCATTTTCAATTTGTTCTAAACGTTCCGTCATATTATAACGGGCACGTTTATCTTCAACCTGTTCCGCAAAGTTCCCCTCATTCAATACCAGGCGCTTCAAGTAATTCTGAATATTTTCCATCATGAAATCAATGGAATCTTGTGGTTCATTGTGCCAATTAGGATGCCATCCTTTCTTTCCATAATAAACCATCAGTTCTCCAACTGATTCAAAGTCAGCTGCAGATTTCGCATTTGATGCTTCAAAATGATATACTTTTACAATATCATCAGCCTATTTCATCATTTTTGATACATCCTAACCTGCGCGTAATCCTTCCTTAATATGAAGCTATAACTCGCAGAAGTCACGAGCCTTTTCTTGTAGAATTGGAGTGGATACGTTTTGAGTCGCAACAATCTAATTATAGAAATTATCCAACCAAAGAAGCTGTTCTGGTTTATATGCACCCGACCATACCTTCCTTAATCGCGCAATTTTCGCATCATTTAATGCTTTAATTTCATCATCAATAGTGCCTTCTTTTTGCGCTTGATGCCATCTTTCATTCTCATCTGCCCATTGTAACGCAGAATAATGGTCATCGTATAGAAGATTGAAATAAGCTGATAAAGTGTGTTTGCCATGTTGCGCATAAAGCTGTGTCCACTTATTGAGGTCAAATGGTAGGTCTAGCCAGCGCATTAGGCGATCAACTTCGCCTAGGTTATCTGGTGGCACCATTTGTTCTAAACATGGCGTACAGAAGTAGCATTTTCCGCCAGGAAAGAATTTTGAGGGAGTATCTTGGAAAGCTTCAGCTGGATATTCCTGCTTACACTTCACGCAACGTCGGGTCTTTCTTTCTGAGGTCTCCGCCATCATTTATCACTCCTCTTCTTATGCGGCTTGCGCGATCACACTGCTTACACGTATTTGATAATTTGTCCTTATGGGCATTATTCCTACTAAAGAATATTGGGTCCATTGGGAGTAATTTGCCGCAATGGATACACTTTTTGCGCTGCTCCATTGGGGTATCCTATTCAAGACGTAGCATTTTCGCAGTCTATGCAATCTTTTTCGGCACTTCATTGCTCACTATGGATACGAGATAGTTTGGTGAGTACTCAACCGCAAATTGCGCCCGCATTTCCTCCAATATATCATCGTAGGCCATTCCCTATTTCCTCAAATTGATTAGGAAGATACGTAAGTCGCTAAAACCAGCTAGGGATACGTAGCGGTCAAAATCCCATAATAGGGTACGCCCATACGTATCCAACTTATCGCGCATTGCATCATATAGTACACAATAGTGGTTGAGTAGGGCGCGAACGTGTCTGAAGTTTTCCCAATCGAAATGATGCTCGCATACTACCCACTTTACCATGCCATCCTCGCGCACTTCGTAATCCTTAATATCCTTGGAAATGCGGCTGGTATATGAGTGATTGACTCGGTATTCCCACTATTCTCTTGTAATCCAATAGAATGCATCTCCGGACCAATCGTAGAATTGCGGCTTTGGGTGGTCCAAGTTCTAGAAATGTAGGGTGGGTTTTGCGCTATCCTTCAAGTAATACTAATGTTTTCTAATATCAATTAGGTTATGCTTGAGTTGGTAAACACGGTATGGGTCGGTTACGAGGGTATCATTCTCGTTTGGAACAACTTTGCCTTGCGCGATATCTAACATGCGCTGCCACCTATCAATAATCTCCCATTGCTCGATCATACCGGGGACATCGCTGTCGCCGGGATCAATCATCTCACCCGTTTTCTTGTCGTACTTTGGCTTATTAATGCAGGGTTTCGGTACAGTATAGGAATCCCGTTTATAGGCAGACCTCAGCTGCTATTCATCAAATCCCGGAACTTCCATCATCTCATCCAGTGACTATACCTTATCATCTTTTGTCTTATAACTTTTATATCTCTTATCCTTATCAATTGTTTCGTTGCGTTGTATTGAATTTTTCCCATTTTCATCTTTTCCGTATAGAATGTATGAGGCCATCTACTCAAGCTCGGTGGGGCTTGGGTCTGTAGGAAGGCTGTCAAGAATTTGTTGAACTGCGGCGAGGCGGTCTACGTCACGAACTATATTAAAATCTAATGAGTATTTTTTTCTCATAGAATCGCCTCCTTTTTCTCTATTATAACATTTTGGGAGTTAGTTTGTCAAATGTTTGAGGTTTCAAAAATAAAAAAGTTGGTGGAATGTGGGGAGGCGCCCATGAAGATGTAAAATATGGTCGGTTTAAATACCGAAACGTACCCGGGGTATATGGTTGAATATAATACCAGATAATACCGGTCATCTTTTCCGTGTATATATAAAATAATTTCACGCCATCGATGCCGAGCAATTTCACCGCGGCCGCGGGCACAATTTCAAAATTAATCGGACCGACCCTCCCGAGAAATTTTGGCACCCGCGGGTGCCACTTTTTTCGGTACCCCCTCACAGGTATTTGGGAAGAAGTGGTGGGCCCACTTTAGCACGCTAAAGTGCGAAAGTATCGGATTTTTTCGTACCGCATCGAAGTAGTCCGTTTTAATTAGTTCGGTACCGAACCTTTGAGCGCACTTTAGTGCGCTAAAGTGCTAAAGCACTTCATCGGTTCGGTACCGAACTAGTCCTTCCGAGTTAGTTATAACTAACTCCGATTCGCAAAGGTCAAAGTCAGTCAAAGTCAAAGCAAAGGGCAAAAGAAAAGGCGCGCCGTGCGCGCCGTGGGCGGTCGGTTCCTCATCCGAGGAAGCCGTACCGCGTGAGGATTTTTTCGTTCGTGAGTTCGGCGCCGTTCAGTTTAATCTGTACGTTCTCGCCGTTGATCACCGCGTCACCGGCGAGGAAGAAGGGAACGGAGTCCTTCACCCACTTATCGGCGGTGAACATCTCGGTGATGATCTTCTCGAACATCTCGCCCTTGTTCCAGTGGGAGTCGTTCAGCAGATCCGCGGAGCCGATCAGCAGAGCCTTGGGGAGCAGAGCCTTGAGGTCAGCGGAGTTGGCGCGGATCCGGATCTTCCGGAAGCCACCGTGGGAAGTGGCGGCACGGTCAGCCTTGAAGTAGGCGGACAGTTCATCGAAGGTCATTCCGGTCATCACGTAGAGCAGACCGGCAACCACGAAGCCGAAGTAGTAAATGTGGGAAGCGGAGTTCTTGTTGTAAGCGGTCATCATAGCGGTCATTGGGGTTTCCTCCTTCGTTTATCTTCAAGAAGATTATAACCGATGTTGTGCCGGTTGTCAAGGGGTTTTTTGTCCTTCCGAAAAAATTTTTTCGGAGCGGATCAGACCGCGCACATCAGCGCGGAGTAGATCCGGAGCCATTCCTCTTCAAGATCCAGATCTCCGGCGATCTCCCAGACCCGCTCATCCAGACGATACAGAGCAGACTCCATATCCTTCTTATCAGCGAGGTACGCGGAAAATCCGGCGAGAGCATCCATATAATCAGCGGTCAGCAGGTTCTTGATAGCGGTCTTGGTCATCTTCATTGGGGTGTCCTCCTTCGTTCTTTCTGTAATCATTATAGCCGATCACGTGCCGGTTGTCAACCCCTTTTTTGCATTTTGTTAGAAAAAATTTTTGTACGTACAACTGATGGATACTGTATACAATCCTTTCACGCTTTAGCGTGCTAAAGCGCGCCGTATTAAATGTACCGGCACCATTTGGTGCCGGGTTTTATGTATCGGTGGCGCCCTTGCTCTTCCGGTTCGGCGGGATTCTTTGCCCTCTACCATCCCAACCGCTCACGGCACTACCGGCTTGCGGTTGGATTCCCCGGTTGATCCGTGGGATTTTCACCCCGGGTCTCGTGGGTCTTAGCAGGTCTTACACGGTCACCTTGCGACCTTACCCTTCCTCTGGGCAGCCTTGCCTTCCGACATGATTATAATAGCACATGACCGGATAAATGTCAACACTTTTCGGTATAGAAGAAATCTATAACCAGTTATAGGCGTAGTCTATACGTTCATACGTTAATACTTTAGCGTACTAAAGTACGAGGAAGTTGTACGCCCGCAGGCGTACAACTTAAAAATAGGCAGGTCCGCCGTGGGTCCCAGCCTTCTTTTTCTTCCTCTGATCTATACATAGTATAACACAGGTCTTGCCGGTTGTCAACACTTATCTATAAAAAAGTATCGGCACGAAAATGCGCCGATCAGTTATCACAGGGTCACCGCTTCACCCTTCACAGTGAGGGTGATAGCGATCTGACCGCCCTTGATCCACTGTTTGGTGTTCTTCTCATCGTCATCAATGAGGATCCCATCCTCACGGATATAATCAATCTTTTTGCCATATCCCACGATGCAGATGAAGTGTTCGGCATCAATTGCAGGTACGTACTTAGCGAGCCAATCAATCTTGCCTTCGCGCGCGTCATCGTTGGCACACTTGGTGAGAATGTAGCAGGTCTCGCCACGGGCGATCAGAGCGTTGAGGGTCGCAACATTCTCGGTGAACACGGGCAGGTTTGCGAGATAGTCACGAGAGAAGGCGAGGGCGCGATCCGTGTAGTTCTTGTGGAAGTCCGCCAGTACTCCATCCATGTCCCAGTAGTAAGTCATCGTTCGTTCCTCCCTCTCTCTTTCTGTAAACAGTATAACAGATCCGCGCCGGCTTGTCAACACTTTTTTAGCATTTTTCTAAAAAAATTTTTTCGGTACATGATCCATACATATACAGATAAGTTGTACGCATCGGACAATACAACTTTTGCGAAATTCGCCAACGAGAGCGTCCGGGCATTTTTCGTCCGGCCGGCCTCCCGATGGATTTTTCCTCAGCGCCTTAGAATGGCGAATCTTGAAGAAGTTGTACGTACATGTACTAAAGTAGTAGGCTTACTTTAGCACGCTAAAGTATTAAAGTAAGAGGATAAAAGAAAAGAGGGCTTTCGCCCTCTTTCGTGTTAGTCCTCATAGTAGGCTTTGAGGTCTTCCACATCAGCGCCGAGGTCTTCGGCAACCTTTTCCATGGCTTCCTCGTAGCGGTCTTCGGTCATCTTCTTCCATCCGTTCGCCTTGCGGACTTCTTCCAGTTTATCTTCGATGAGGTCATACAGTTCGATGTAGTAGTTCTCATTCTTCAGCATCTCGATGGTCTTCTTCATGGTCTTCGTTCCTCTCTGGTTTAGTGGGTTTTCCTTCCCTCTTTCTGACTATAGTATAGCATATGCCGGCACGTTTGTCAACACTTTTTTGAAAGTTTTTTAAAAAAATTTGGGCGAGTTACTCGCCCATGTACCAGTTTACCAGTTCCCAACCGCAATACTGAGCCATGATAATCTCATCATCATACACCTTTTCGGTATCATTGTCTTCCATGATGAGGGCAACGCCATCACCTTCCGTATAGTCTTCACACCCTTCAAAGATGAAGGTAAAGCCGTTGAAGGTCTCAACCGTAACGGTATCTTCTTCATAGTTGACTTCGATCACACGGGCGGTCTCGGGATACAGTTCGGCGGTAGCAACTCCACACAGGGCGATAAGGATCAGCGTGATGATAGTGGCAATGGTGGCGATCTTGATAGTCTTCATGGTGGTTACTTCCTTTCTCTCTTTCTGTAGTCAGTATAGCATAGGTTTAGCGGTTTGTCAACACTTTTTTTCTCCCACGAGGGAGGAAGGCTTTTAGCCTTCCTCCTCCTCGGCGAGGAGTTCGAGGAGTTCCTCGTAGTCCTCGTCGTGGAGTTCGGGGTTCATGTACCAGTTCGTCATCTTCGTGATCTCCTTTCCTCTTTCTGATTGTATTATATCAGACCGGCAGGGATTTGTCAACCTCTTTTTGAAAATTTCTCAAAAAAAAATTTAAGGGCGGGATTTCTCCCGCCCTTTTCCAGTTCTTACCATTTCATCCACCGAGCAACCGCAACAGGGGTCAGTTCTCCGAGAAGGATTACATCCATCACTTCGTCATCCTCTTCGGTTTGCCCTTTCAGCATAGTCAGCAGAGCAAGGTCACCAATGTGCCAATACTCGCCGTCATTGTTATCAGCGAACCATCCATATTTTTCCCCATCGGCGGTCACGGCAGTCACTTCCCAAACATCAGCAAAAGCAACCTTCATTTCAATGACCACGGCTTCCACTTCATAGGTGTCAGCGGTTTCGGCAGTGGCGGTCATCGTGATACCGCACAAGGCGATAATCAGAGCGGTCAGAGCGGTGGCAATGGTAGCGATTTTCAGATTCTTCATTTTCGTTTACTTCCTTTCTTTCATTCGTGGTTTCCCTTTCCACGGTCTTATTGTAGCACACTTCCGGTAGTTTGTCAACACTTTTTGAAAAAATTTTTCAGCGCATATCGAACGCCCACAGAGACAGGGCGGTAAACTCGTGACCGCCTTCAATGACCGTGGCTTCAATATCAATGCCATTTTCGAGCGCCCACATACAGAAATCATCAAAGTCATCTTCGTAGCAGTGAAACAGAGTCTCAGCAATCTCGGCGCGCTCTTCCTTATCAATCGTCATCAGATACTCGTAAATCGTCATCGTGGTTTCCTCCCTCTCTTGATGGCTTAATTATAGCAGATAAACCGGATCTTGTCAATTACGAAAGTATAAACAAAATGTAACACTTTCATAACAAATTGCGGCCGGCCATGGCCAGTAGTTAGTCATAACTAACTAGTGCTCCTCCTCCACCATCCATATTATAGCATAGTTATGTCAAGGCGTCAAGGGGTTTTTGAAAATTTCTCAAAAAAATTTGACCGGCTTTTCAGCCGGTCCGTGAGGGCTTACAGCCCTTCGACTTCGAGCTTTTCGATCATGACCTTCGGCAGTTCGGGGCGGACATCGTTCCGAGCGTGATCCATCCACCAGTCACCGCGAGCGAGGATTTTATCCATCTCTTCTTCCGCGACCTTGTGAGCATCTTCCTTCGTGCCGTAAATCGTGCGGAGAAGATCGGTTCCAACGTACATTCCGCGATAAGGATCGATGATCTCGGCTTTGATCTGATAAACTTTCTTCATTGTCTTTCCCTTTCTGGTGTTTGGGATTTTCCTTTCCCTTTCTACGATCTTATTATATCACAGGTTTACCGGCTTGTCAACACTTTTTGAAAACTTTTTCAAAATTTTTTCAGCGGTTTGGGGATCAGATGATCCCCAGTGCTACCGCCTGCCGTTTGACGTCGGCTCTCTGACGGGCGATTTCGTCTTTTTCCCTTCTCCACTGATTAAGACCCTCGCCCATGTCAGCGATGAAGTCGTTTCCATCAAGAGTGTTCAGAGCATTCTCATAATCTTCAATGGTCTTGATGACCCACTCTCTACCGAACTTTACAATACCCATCTTTCGTACCTTCCTTTCCTCTTTCTGATTATATTATACACCATTTTCTTCGGTTGTCAAGGGTTTTTTGAAAAAAAATAAAAAAAATTTTTTTTGAAAAAAGGGTTGACATATTGATGCCGGTATGCTATAATAAAGATGCACCGAGGGGAGGAGGGACAGGGAGGAGTGCGAGTGCGAGTTAGTTATGACTAACTCACGCGCCGGCCGGCTTAAATAGTTCGGTACCTAACTATTGCCATAAAAAAAAAGAAGGGCAGGTGCCCTTCTTAATAAATCCTTTCAACCGCTTCACGCTCGCCCGTGGTCCAGTTGTACTTATTTTCGGTTTCCTTCAGCACCTTGACAGTGATTTCGAAGGTTTCCGGATTGAAGGTCTTTTCCACTTCACGGACGGCGGTCATCCAACCATTAAAGGCTTTCACAGCTTCCTCATAAGTCTTTTCGGTAGTGTTCCACTCGCCGTTACGTCCTTCCATATCGAGGTTGTAGGTTTCGATGAATTTCTTGGTGATGTTCTTCATGGTCTTTCTTTCCTTTCTTCGAGTGGGTTTCTCCCTCTCTGACTATATATTATCATATATGCCGGTAAATGTCAACACTTTTTCAAAAGTTTTTTGAAAAAACTTTTTTAATATAGGGGAAATGTTCCTTCTCACAGCACTCAACCGCATAGCATAATGCGATAATCGCAAAAGCAACATACTGTAATTCACGATATTTTTTCGCACGGGCACGAATCAGAAAATGGTCATTCTTGATGTTCTTGCCATATTTTTCCATTTTAACCCGTACATAACTTTCAACAAGCCGACGTTCTGCCTGTGTAGCGTTAAGCATAACCAATGCTCCGAGCATCTGAAAATTTTTATCTTCAGCATGATGGGCACGGATATCTGTTTCACGCTTTTTCAATTCCTGTTTTGTTTCTCCAATTTTCGGCATCAGATATTTTCCTTCAATTCCATTCTTTCCTACATAGAAGTAGCTAAACAGACTGCGCTCAATTTCCATTGTTTCAATCTCCCCTCCTTTGATGATATAAGTATACCACGCTTTGCTCCGGTTGTCAACCCCTTTTTTCAAATTTTTCAAAAAAAATAGTTCGGTACCGAATTAAAAATTTGCCAATGAGAGCGTCTGAAGGGGACACCCATCGACCGGCCGGTCGATTGATTGCCATTTAGCCCGTTAGAATGGCAAATTTCGCACCAATAGCCGGCCCGGCGAGTTAGTCATGACTAACTAGTTACATGAAGAAAAGGTTACATCTTGCGATGTAACCTTTTGTCTTACTTGGCGAGGATGTAACCCTCGGCTTTCAGTTCCTTGACCCTCACATTCAGAGCGGTCTTGGTCTTGTAATACTCGTTTTTCATCATCATCCCGTTGTAACGGGCGGTCAGATAAAATCCTTTGGGCATGGTTACGATGTTCAGGGTTTTCATAGTGTTTTTCCTTCCTTTCTTAATATCCCGCGATTACGCCACGGAAATTAACTTTCATAATAGAGTAGGTTTCGCCAAAGTGCCAGTTTTTGGAAAAATACTGGATAGCTTCGTCATAGGTGTTAAAGGGTTTGGCTTCTTTCGTGCCGATTTTTACGAGGTACTTCATTTTGTTTCCTTCCTTTCTTCTGAGGGGTTATCCCCTTTCCACGGTCTTATTGTATCACAGTTTCCGGTGGTTGTCAACACTTTTTGAAAAGTTTTTTCAAATTATTTTTTAACCGTGACCGAACGCTTTTCTTCATGAGGATACAACCGTTTTGCCGTTTCCATATCCTCACATACAACATAATGCGGCTTCATATTGCGGTCATAGGTAATCACAAGTACCATCTGTTCCTTCATCTTTCGACCTTCCTTTCCTTGAGGATTATCCCCTCTGTGATTATATGATAGCATACCGGAACGAATTTGTCAAACGTTTTTTTGAAAAAAATAAAAAAATTTTTTTCAAAAGGTATTGACAAACTGTGCCGGTTATGATATCATATAGTCAGAGGGAGGGAGGCAAAAGAAGATCCGGACCCACGGCGGGAGACCCTATTTTTAAGTTGTACGTACAACTACAAATATGCCGGCACACTTTAGCATGCTAAAGTGCTAAAGATGTACAAAATGGGATACCAGATAAGACATTGTCTTATCTGGTCAGAGCCTTGAGGACTTCCGTAATTTCGGCGGGAGTGTAAGCACCCTCGCCCCACGCTTTGCGGTTCGGCTCTTCATCATCGAAGAGGATGCCACCGCCCGTGGCGGTTTTCTTGTCCGTTCCGTAGGGCTTTACAAGGATTGTATCCCAATTTACGGAAGGAAGATGTTTGGCGAGCCATCCAAGTTTAGTGGCATATACCCTTGCGTTGTAAGCGGGCGTACCGCTTTTTGCGGTCCAAGAGATAATCCCAATTTCGTAGCCAAGCGCCTGTACCTTGTTCAGCAGGCGGGCAATGTGGGCGAGATTTCCGAGACCCTTTGCCACTTCGTAGGGGCGGGTCTCGCCCGCCTTGATGGATTCGAGCCAACCATCGACTCCGTAGAAGTCGGCGATTGTGCCATCCATATCGAACCAAATCCTTGTCATTTCCTTTACTCCCCCTTTCTGATTATATTATACACGATACCCACCGGAATACAATTGATTATTTGGGAAAATTTCCTACCAGATCAGACATTTCGCGGCCGCCGGCTAAAGGTCAGGAAAGGTCAAACGAAATTTGCCATTCTAAGCGCCTCAAAATAAATCCATCGACCGGCCGGACGAACGATTACACTTCAGCGCCTTAGAATCGAAAATTTCGTTAGGTACCTAACTATTATGACCGGCCCGGCTTACTTTAGCACGCTAAAGCGTTAAACCCACCTACCTAATAGGTGGGCGGGTAAAGATACCTTTGATCAAAGATACTTTGATCAAATATAAATGGACCGGCCCCGCAAGTTAGCCTCGTCTAACTGGGATACCTCGGCTGCTGAGGTACCTCGGCTGCTGCGGGCGCTTTAGCACGCTAAAGTGATAAAGCATGAAAGTTGTTACAAAAGTGTTACAACCGGCTGCCGAAAACTTAACACTTTTTTAACAGAAAAGACACAGAAAAGTCATTGACAAATCCGGCTCTATCCCTTATAATGTTACCGTAAGATAAAGGAAAGGGGATTGACCACGATGACCATGACCGAAATGATGAACGCCTACAACGCCCGCAGTGCTTCCCACACCTACGCCCTCGGCTTCGTGTGCGGTGGCAAGCTCTACGCTCAGAAGCTGAGCTTCGCTGAGCTGAGCAAGTACTTCAAGCTTGACCGTGCGAGCTCCAAGCGTGGCGGATTCGCCAAGATTCGCATCAAGCTGAGCTCCGCTCAGCGTGCGGAGCTGAGCCAGACCGCTGAAGTCCTCGGAGCTGAGTCCCTGCTGACAAAGGACACCGCCCACAACAAGGGCGAAAACTTTGAGCGGGAGCTGACCGAGCGGTGGACTTCCGAGACCTGGGTCAAGGACTCCATCCCCTTCTGGATGGCGGGTGACATCAGGGTTGACGGGGTTGAGATTCAGGTCAAGCTTGACGGGGCTGAACTCACCAACGAAAAGCTTCTCGCTCGGCTCAGCTAAGCCGAGCGGGATGCTGAAAAAATTAAGCATCGCACCTGCTATAATGTAAGTACAGAGAGAGGAAAGGAGATTCCCACGATGACATTTCTGATTTGCTACCACGGCGAGAGCTACTACCTTGACGTTGAAACCCTTGATGACCTCGCAACCCTTGCTGATAAGTACGGATGGGTCAACCTCGTGATTGACTTCCACAACATGACCATCACCATTCGGTGATGGTCAGAAAGGGGTTACAGATGGAAAAATTAGTAATGGGATTCGGTTTTGGGGTTGTATGCATAAGTTTTTTCCTGTGCGTGGGTGTGGGTACTCAATTCGCATGGGGTGTTCTCATCGGTACAATAGTTACATTATTCGGTGACTTCTTCTCCGAGATGTAACCGCGGGCCGGCCCGCCAAAATTGTAATACTTTTGTAACAAAAATAGGGGTTGAATTGTAACAAATTGTGTGATATAATTATGGCACAGAGAGAGGAAAGGAAGGTATCCGAAATGTTCAACCACATCTGCCTCACCATCACCGAGTTCATGGGCTCTTACGGCACTCACTACTTCTGCCACCTTTTCACCGACAACGGCAAGGCGCATGACTCCCGCCAGATCTCCATTGAAGAGGCTCGCACTCTGCAGTGGGAGCTGCTCCGCAAGGGTGCGACCAAGACCACCGAGTACAACCCCTTTAAGCCGCACATCTTCACCCGCCACTACCGCCTCATTGAAACCGACTGGTGCTGATGCTGAAAAAATTCAGCATCCCACCCTGTATAATAAGAGTGTAAGAAAGAGAAAGGAAGGTATCCCAAATGCTCTACGACTTCACCGCTTTCGCTAACTTCGCCGACAAAGCCGAGTCTGACCCTCGCCTGTGCGAACTGGCTGACCGCTACGATGCTGACCCGCACTCCCTGTCTGATGATGAACTGACCGAAATGGTCAATCGGTATGACAGGGCACACGAGGATGACGAGGATTACTACCCCGATGTAGATGACTACTACGAGGATTGGGATAACCTTGAATGTGGTTTTGACCCCTACATGGGTTGCTACTCTGACGATTGCTGAAAGGAGATTTGAGTATGATTAATGTGGAAATCCGTTGCCCCTTCTGTGGTGCTATCTCTAGCGTCCCCTGTGATGAGAACGCACTTGCCCAGTATGATGCGGGTGCTCTGGTGCAGGATGCTTTCCCGCACATGGACCCCGTGACCCGTGAAATCCTTGTATCTGGTATGTGCAGGGGTTGCCAGTCCCGTTTCTTTGAAGTAGATGACGAGGACTTTGATGGCGAAGATGCCTGTACTGGCGGGTGCGATATGTGCGACGATTACGATTGCGCACTCAACACCAACGAAGATAGTTAAGACTAACTCGTTGGGCGGGCCGGCCAGCCAAAAAGTTAACAGAATTGTAACAAAATTATACTTGATTTTGTAACATTTATCGGTTATAATATAGGTACAGAAAGAGGAAAGGAAGGAACCCCGAAATGATTATCAAGTTCACTGACCACAAGTACGCACAGGCACACATGGAACCCATCCACAACGGACTCGCCCTGTATAGCTATACCACAAAGGTAGCCGAAGTCCGTGATGGCTGGCTCCGTATCTTCGGTCTATATTCCATGACTACCCGCCGCCATATTGGATGGTTTATGCGGGAGCTGGGTAAGGACTATCAGCTGGCAAAACAGCTGTATGAAGATGGTATGACAATGAATATTTATACAGGAGAGGTGAAGAGTATATGAGCGAGCTGGAGAAACTGATGAAAGAAAATGCGGATGTACTCCATCGTATGAAGGAAGAAGACGACCGCTATGATGTTCGGCGGCTTGCCCATGAGTGGTGGAACTGGGACATTACTCCTCCTGCCGAATATTACTACAATGTAAAAGAATATATTCGGTGCCACCCCGATGAATTCAAAGGCGCGGGTCCGCAGTGACCCGCCATCGGCCGGCCAGTTTGTCCTAAATGGGAAAAAACTTTCCCCTATTTTACATTGTTTTTTGCCGCAAGTGTGATATAATATAATTGTTCCAAGGGAATGACTTCCCCCTAAGTAGCAGTAGACAGATACCAAGGCGCCAATGGTAGAACGGGAACAAGCGAACAGGAAAGCGGGTCTCCTTGTGAAAAGTGGTGCTGACGAGTGCCCAGGTTTTGCCCCTGTACCTTTTAAAGCAGGGGTATTTTCGCACTCACCTAGTTAGACACCCCTAACTTGACCGGCCCGCCGATTTAACAAAAACTTAACATTTCTGTTATTTTTTTGTAACATATTTATGGTATAATAATCATGTCGGAAGGGGAAAGGAACCCTAAAGACCAAGGGCAAAAAAAACTTGAAAAAAGTTAGAAAAAACCCTTGACAAAGCCACCAAAGTGTGGTACAATAAATACGAAAAGAGGAAGGAAAACCTCACAAACCAGAAAGGAACTTCACCATGAAGAAAGCCACCATGAACACCATCCTGTCCCTTATCGCCAACATTGACTCCGAAGATGCGAACGCTGTTCGTGCTGAGCTGAACGCTGAGCTGAACAAGGGAGCTGAGGAAAAGGCTCGGAACGCTGAGCTGTACGCTTCCGCCAAGGAAGTCGTTATGGCTGAGCTGTCCACTACGGACGAAGCTGTGACCATCAGCGAGCTGTACGAAGCTGTCGCTGACAAGCTCCCCGAGGGCATGACCAAGGGCAAGCTCCAGTACGCTGTGACTCGCCTGTGGGTTGGCGATGGTATCGCCAAGGTTGAGGGTAAGGTCAACACCTACCGCAAGGCGTAAGCCTTGCCCCTCCCTCCAGCCACGAGGTTAAATTAGGCGTAGGGAGGGCGAGCGTCCTCGCCCTCCCGCTGATGGGAGCGTAGCCTAAAGGTTAGGCAACTGCCTGTTAAGCAGTCTTATGTAGGTTCAAGTCCTTCCGCTCCCGCTCCTGATCCATTTTCGGTTCCCTTCTTTCCTCCCTTCGGTGCGCTTTAGCGCACTGAAGTGGCCGGCCAGTAACAAATTTTTAACAATTTAGTACTTGATTTGTAATAAATTTTATGCTATAATACTTATAGAAAGTGAGGTATGAGATATGGAACTAAAGCATGTAATCCTTGACACAGAAAAGATGACCTATGAAGAGGTTGACGCACTGGTACAGAAACTACGCAAAGTTCGTGAACGTAAAGGAGAAATGCGGTCACGCATTCAGAACTTCAACGCTATGATTCACAACATGAAGGATGACAATCTGACCTTTGTCAGCAAGTACACGGGCGAAGTCCTCAACCCCGATGATTGGACTGTGTACGATGAGGTCACCCGTTCATTCTATCCAGAGAAGGAGGAAGAGTAATGGCAACACGGATCGGCAGATATATCTTTGAAGATGATCTTCAAAAGATGGATGTGGAGAAACTCAAGGTTTTACAGGAAGGTTGCGGTCACTTCATTAAGGAGAAACACCGTGAAGAAATCCACAGAGCATTAACAGAACTGAATCTGCGGGCACATGCCTACGGTTTTGATATCGTCTTAGAGGACAGCGATGGGTGTGTCACCTATCTGAATGAATTGACATTAGATATTCGCGACCACGAGTGAGGCAGGTTAGTCCTGCCTAACTCTACCGGCCCGCCGATTTAATAAAATTGTAACAAATTTGTGCTTGACTTTTAATAACTTATCATGTATAATTTAGGTACAGAGAGAGGAAAGGAAGGATGACACGATGAGAACGATATGGTTTGACATGGATGGAACAATTGCGAATCTGTATGGGGTTGACAACTGGCTTGACAAACTCCATGCTTCCGATGCTTCCCCTTACGCTGAAGCTGAGGTTATGCTGAACATGAGTCAACTGGCTCGGTTGCTGAATCAGCTTCAGCAGTTGGGTTACAAGCTGGGCATCATCAGCTGGCTGGCTCGTGGCTCGTCTATGGAGTACGATAGGCTGGTAGGAGCTGCTAAGGTCTGGTGGCTGGAGAAACATCTGGCAAGTGTAAGCTGGGACGAAATCAAAATCGTACCACACGGGATGCCGAAAGAGTGGTTCAAACAGTCCGAAGATGATATCCTGTTTGACGATGAAGCGAAGAACAGGGAGAACTGGGGTGGGGATGCCTATGAACCCGATATGATTATCAAGGTGCTGAAGGCACTGCTCGGGAGGTGTTGGTAATGGTTATTATAAAAGACCTAAAAGAATCACCAAAAAATTGTCTACAATGCCCATGCTATCATCCTGGAACTATGGATGGACCGCCATACTGTTCTATTAAAGTGTTACTTACACATGATTATTTTAAGTCTCCTCCTAATATCTATGAATGTCCTTTAGAAGAAGTTAGCGAAAGCTAACTCCGCGCCGGCCAGCAAGTTGTACGTACAACTTTGTATACAGTATTCTTATAAAAAAATATTGACAAATTTCAAATTTTATGATATAATATATATGGAAGTTGAGGAGAGGAAGAAAATTTTCCTCCAGAAAAACCCTTGACAAGTGCCAAACCTTGTGATATAATGTGTGTGTAAGAGGAAAGGAGATGTTCTCATGAGCATGACTAAAGCCCAACTGGAAACCGCACTTCGTAACCGCTTCATCACTCTTGTAAAAGATATGGTGAATGAGAAGGTAGAAACCGATGCTCTGCCTGTCTCCGCAAGCGAACTCGTGATTCCGTGCCTTGATGATGAAGGCAACGAAAAGTGGGTTCAGATCAAGATTAGCATCCCTCGTGGCACTCGGAATGGTGCAGGTGGTTATGACCCCTATGATGGCTATGCCGCCGCAGAGGATTATGCTCTTGACTGTGAAGAGAAGAAAGCCAAGAAGGAAGCTTCCGAAGCCAAGAAACAGGCGAAGATTGCACGTGACGAAGCCAAGCGTGCCGAGAAAAAGGCACTCGCCGAGGCGAACAAAAACCTCAAAGAGCTTCGGAAAATTCAGGTCACTCCCAAAGCGGAGTGACCTAATTTCATTTTCATACTGTAGCACTTTAGCGGAGTGAAGCGGGCCGGCACATTTTCCTATAACTGGGTATTGACTTTTATTCATATATATGATAAGATATATATGAAAGGAGAGTAAGTATGACTATTATATGTATTATTATTTTAGTGCTTATGTATTTCATTCCATTGATTAAACTTATCCAATATGATATGCACAATGACTTAACTCTAAATGGTTTCTTTTGGGGTCTTGGCTCACTCCCATTTTTTAGCCTATTAGTATATGTGGCTATTACTTCCCTATAATCCGCCGGCCCGCAAATTTAACACTTTTGTAACAATTTTTGTATTGACAAACCCCCAATATATGGTATAATAAATATGAAAGTTGAAGGAAAACAACCCAAACCGAAAGGAATAGTTACATGGAAAAAGCACTCTACATGGTCTACGATACCGAGGTATGTAACTGCCCCAAAATTGATGGGCAGTTGGATGTCGCAAATGGTCAGGTTTATGACCTTGGGATACAAATCGTAGACAAAGATGGTTACGTTTACGATGAGTATTCAATCGTAAATGGTGATGTGTTTTGGGGTATGCCCGAAGCGATGAAGGAAGCGTACTTCGCAGACAAGCGACCGCAATATGTTGCGGACATTCTCGCAGGGAAACGCAAGGTATTGAACACTTGGCAGATTTACAAGTTGGTGCGTAACCTTTGCGAAGAATACAATATCAAGGCTTGCGTGGCACACAATGCACGCTTTGATGTGAAGGCACTCAATGCAACTATGCGGTATCAGACAAAGAGCCGTTGTCGTTGGTTCTTCCCTTATGAAATGCCGATGTGGGATACAATGAAAATGGCGAATGACACTATCTGTAAGCAGAAACGTTACAAGGAATTTTGCGAAGAGAATGGTTACATGACCAATCATGCGACTCCGCAGGTACGCAAGACAGCCGAAATCATTTGGCGGTATTTAACTGATGATGTAACCTTTGAAGAGGAACACACAGGGCTTGCGGATGTTGAGATTGAAGCACAGATTTTTGCCGAGTGTATCCGTCAGCACAAGAAAATGGAAAAAATGGCAGAGTTGGACGAGGGAGATGTGTAACATCTCCCTCCCCATGTAACCCTCACCATGTAACCGCGCCGGCCAGCCGATTTAATACTTTTGTAACAATTTTGTACTTGATTCGTAACACCATTTATGCTATAATAAGAGCGTGGAAAGGATGGTGTAAAGTATGAGAGATTATGTTGAGAGAGCAAAAGACTTCATTGAGCAGATTTTCCCCTATATCAGCGAGTGCATGAATCCGTGGCAGATGCGAGATTATATCCGCAAGTTCAATGCGGATTTTGACCGCAAGGTTATTGTGCGGAGCGGTCTTTCTCGTATTGCCCTTATCACTTCTGATTATGTGGTCAAATTTGACTATGATCCCGAAGAAGTTGATTGCATCGGCGGTTGTATGAATGAAATGGAGATGTACGCAACTGCTGAAGCAGAAGGCTTTGCCTATATGTTTGCGAAGATTACTTCCTTCCTGTATAATGAGCGGTTGTTCTTCATCATGCCCCGTATCCGTGGTGTGGGTAGCGGAAACCGCTATGCGGAAGATTATATGTCCGATGCAGAAAAGGACTTCTGCCGTAGACATAAAATAACTGACCTTCACACGGAAAACTATGGCTTCCGCAAAGGTCATGTCTGTATCGTAGACTATGCTTGCAACCTTGACTATGCCAGTTCCAGCGAGTACGATTGCTACTATGACAACCGCACTTC